GCTCCGGCGCTGTTCAAGCTCGAGGATATCGGTCGCGAGTATCGCGGCCTGGGCCTGATGGACATCGCGCGGACGTTCCTGCAGGCGCAGAACATCCGCACGACCGGCCTGTCGCGGCTCGAGATTGCGGGCCTGGCGCTCGGGCTGAACGTCCGGGTCGGGTTCCACACGACGTCCGACTTCGCGCTGCTCCTGGCGGACGTCGCCGGGAAGACGCTCCGTCGCGCCTACGACGAGGCGCCGCAGACCTTCGTCGGCACGATCGGCCGGCGTGTCACCCTGCCGGACTTCAAGCCGGTGAAGCGGCTCCAGCTCGGTGAGGCGCCCGACCTGCTCGAGGTCGACGAGCACGGCGAGTTCACCCGCGGCACCATCGGCGAGGGCCGCGAGCAGTTCCAGCTGGCGACGTATGGCCGGGTGTTCGCCATCACCCGGAAGGCGCTCATCAACGACGACACCGACGCGTTCTCGCGCATCCCGATGCTGTTTGGCCGCGCGGCGCGGAACCTGGAATCGTCGATCGTCTGGGGCACCATCACCGGAAACGCGGTGATGGGCGACGGGAACGCGCTGTTCTCCGCCGCGCACAACAACCTGCAGACGGACGGCGATGTCATCAGCATCCCGTCGCTGTCGCGCGCTCGCGCGGCGATGCGCCTGCAGACGGGCCTCGACGGCGCCACGCTGCTCAACCTGGTGCCGCGATTCCTCATCGTGCCGCCGTCGCTCGAGACGGTGGCCGAGCAGTATGTCGGCATCATCACCCCGCAGACCGCGGCGAACGCGAACCCGTTCAGCGGCAAGCTGCAGGTGGTCACCGAGGCGCGGCTCGAGGCCAACAGCGCGACCGCCTGGTATCTGGCGGCCTCCGTCGACCAGGTCGACATCGTGGAGTATGCGTTCCTCGAGGGCGAGGAAGGCCCGGCGATCGAAAGCCGGATCGGGTTCGACGTGGACGGGCTCGAAATCAAGGCCCGGCACGACTTCGCCGCGAAGGCGATCGACTGGCGCGGGCTCCACAAGGATCCGGGCGAACTGGTCAGCTAGTCACCGCGCGCTCGCGGGGCGCCACAGTAGCAGTTTCGGTTTGTCCCTGGTGGGAGCGGCGGCCGCCTGAACGTGCGGTGGTCGCCGCGCCTGCTGGGGGCGAGTAGGGAGAGGGAGCCATGCAGAATTTCGTTCAGCCGGGAATCAGCCTCAGCGGGTTCATCGCGCCAGGTGGCGGGGTGGTCAGCGGTGGGGTCTATCTCATCGGCGCCGCGCTCGTGGTCGCCGCCAACGATGCGGCCGCGACCGAGGAGTTCACCGGCAACGTGATCGGGGTTTACGAGGTCACGAAGGTCGGCTCGCAGGCCTGGGTGGTCGGTGCGGCGGTCTATTGGGACAACGGGAACACCCGATTCACGACCACGTCCGCCGGGAACAAGCTCGCGGGCACCGTCGCCGAGGCCACTGGCGCCGGCGCTGGCGAGACGACCGGCAAGGTTCGGCTGGCCGGCATCCCGGTCGTCTAGGCTGCGCCCGGAGGCGCCTAGATGGACCTGGCTCCGGTCCGCGCGCAGGCGCTGGGAATCGCGGTCGCTGTGATGGGCGTGCCCATCACGGTGACCGTGGAGGGCCTGGCGCCGGTCACTGGCATCCGCGGGATCTGGATGACGGACGTCACCCGGGACGAGCCGTCCGGCTCGAGCGCCCCGCGGCGTGAGGAGCAGAAGGTGCTGATGATTCGCCGGGTCGACGTCGACGGGATTCCGCGGGGCACCAAGGTGCAGGCGCCGCTCGTGGAATCTGGCGCCGCGCTCGACTGGGTGGTCGACGGCACGTTACTCGTGGAGGGCGACCAGACTCGCGTGATTCTCGTGCCGGATCCGGAGGCCTGATGCCGGTCACGATTGAGCCCACCATTCGCGCCGTGCTGCTCGAGCGGTTGATGGCGCGCATCGAGACAATCAGCCAAGCCAACGGGTTCGCGACCGACGCCGGCCAGAACATCTACGAGGGCGTGCTGCCGGCGCTCACGAAAGCCGACCCGACCATCGCACTGTCGATCCTGGTCGGTGACGACGAACCCGAGGAGTGGAAGGGCGAGCATGTCCGCCTGACGCTCCCGGTCGAAGTGGCGGTGACGATTCGGGCGGACCTGGCCGATGGCTGGACCGACCACATCGAGCCGGCGCTCGGGGATCTGAAGCGCGCGGTGGAGCTCGCGGACCGCACGCTCGAGGGCGTCTGCAACGGCAAGATGAGCCGCGGCGCCACGCGGACGCTGCCGCGCGAAGCCGGCAGTGAGATGGTCGGCGCCAGTATCACCTGGCGCTTTCCGTATCTGGAGATGTGGGGACAGCCGTGACGACCGAGGTGAAGTTCGACTTCCGGAAACGGCTCGCGGCGCTCCGGCGGAACCGCGAGCGCGGGCCGAAGCTCATCGCGCACGCCCTGGACCGCGCGGCCGATAGCGCCAAGGCCACGATCGCCCGCGGTATCTCCGACGACATCAAAGCCTCCGTGACTTCGGTGAAAGAACAGATCCGCGTGACGCGCGATCGCGACGTGAACCCGCAGCGTCAGACCAGAAACTTCTACGCGAACGCGAAGCGCATTCCGCTCATCGACTTCCGGGCCCGCGGCCGCGAGCCGTCGCTCGGGAAGGGCCGCGGGGTGACCGCGCGCACGAAGACCGGGCGCTATCCTCGAGCGTTCATTGCGACGATGAAGTCCGGGCACCGCGGGGTGTTCCAGCGGAACCCTGGCGCGAAGCGCCTGGGCATCTATGAGCTCGACGTGGTGTCGATCGCACACGTCTTTCCCAAGCACGCACCGGCCGGTGTGGAACGCGCCCGCGAGCAGCTGGCGAAGAACCTGGCGGCGAACCTTCGATTCTTGAGCGGCTCTGCGGCCGCCTAGTAGGAGCACCCAATGGCGAACTGGAACAAGATGGCACCGTATGAAATTATCGCCGCCCCATTCACGATGTGGCTGGCGCCGGTCGGGACCGCGTTCCCGCTGCTGGGCGATCTGCCGGCCGCATTCGACCCGGCCTGGTTCATGGTCGGCACGTCCGGCGACCTGAACTACAAGAACGACGGGGTGACGGTTCGCCACAGCCAGAACGTGATTCGGTGGCGGGCGCTCGGCGACACCGGCGCGCGGAAAGCGTTCCGGGTCGAGGAGGCGCTGATGGTGTCGCTCGTGCTCGCGGACGTGTCGCTCGAGCAGTATGCGCTCGCGCTCAACCACAACACCGTCACGACCGTGCCGGCCGGGCCCGGAACCGTGGGCTATCGCAAGGTGGGGCTGTCGCGCGGGCCGGCGGTGGAGTCTCGCGCGCTCCTGGTCCGCGGGCCGTCGCCCTACGACACCGACATGGCGATGCAGTATGAGGTGCCGATCGCGATCCACTACGGCGAGCCCGAGGTGGTGTATCGGAAGGACGAGCCGGCCGGCCTGGCGCTCGACTTCGAGGCGATGGTCGACGTGAGCGCCGCCACCGAGGACGAGCGGTTCGGGCGCCTGGTCGCGCAGGACGACACCGCGTCGTAGGCAATGCACCCGCTGCTCGAGCGCCGGCAGGAGCTCGAGGCCGATGTGGTCCGGTTGAAGAAGGCGGTCCGGCTCACGCGGCTCGAGCTCAACCAAAAAGCAGCACAACTCCAGGCGGTGGAGAACGAATGCCGAGCTCGCGGCATCGGGTTTCACCGCCATCACCCAGGCGTAGAGGTAACTCATGGCCGAATCGAAAACGACGACCCCGCTGCCCCGGACGGTGCTCAGTCTCGAGACCGTTCTCCCGACGCTCATCATCCGCATCAACGGTGACCCTTACGAGCTCGCCCGCGGCGAGGAGCTCTCCATCCGCCAGCACGCGCACTTCGAGCGGCTCCGCGATCGGATGCAAACGATCCGCGAGGGCATCGACCCGCTGACCGGCGATATGTCCGAGGCCGACGAGGCGGAGATGGCGGACGTGCTGAAGCTCATGTGCGGCATCGTGCTCCGCGCGCCGGCCGACGTGCAGGCCACCCTGAAGGACCCGCAGCGGATGCAAATCGTGGGAGTTTTTCTAGCGCCGCCGCCGCCGAGCAAAGAGCCCGAGGCGCCGGCGGCGACGGAGAAGGGAGCGCCGGCGGATCCGGCAGCGTCGACGGAGAAGACCGCGGGCCCGTCCAATGGCTCGAGCTCATCCCGCGACTCGCTCGGTTCTACCCAGGCTCCATAGACCACTGGCTCGACCGCGTGCCGCTCGCGCTCGTGCACGCGTGTCAGGTCATGCTGCCGCGCCTGGCGGCTGAGGAAGCGCTCGAGGCGGTGAACCGGACCGCGGTGGGGTCCGGCGCCGCTGAAGAAGACGACGCCCGCCGTGCGCTCGGCGCCTGGGAGAAGGACGCCAACGGTCCGCAGCCGGCCGCCAGCCGCACGCAGCTGAGCGATGCCGCGCTCGGATCGATGGGGATCGGGCGCCGGCGGGTGCGGGTCGCGAAGCGCGAAGCACCACCAGCCGAACCGCCCGCGCAGGTGGACTGATGGGCACACGCGTCGAGCGAGAAGTTCTGCAGCTGGTCACCGAGGCCGGCTCATTCTTTGCGAACCTGGACAAGGCGATCGCCAAGGGCGAGAACCTGCAGGCCACGTTCGCGAAGGCCTCCGCCGGCGCGAAGAAGATGTCCGGCGATTGGAAGGCGCTGGGCGCGAGCCTCGAGAGCTCGCGCCCACCGCTCGACCGATTCCAGTCTGGGCTCTCCGGCACACTCGGCCTCACCAAGCAATTCTTCGGCGCGCTCGGCATCGGGGTCGGCGCCGGCGCGATCCTCACGTTCGCCAATCACACGCTCGAGGCCGCCGGCCAAATCAAAGACCTGGGCGACAAGCTCGATATCAGCTACGAGTCCGCGCAGCGGTTCAAGTTCGCCGCAGAGCAGACCGGGGCGTCGATCGAGAACGTCGACAAATCGCTCGGGTTCATGAACCGGACGCTCGCCGGCGGCTCGACCGGCACCAAGCAGCTGCTCAGCGACATCGGCCTCGAGTTCGGCAAGGTCCGCGCGATGAAGGCGGACGACGCGTTCATGGCGATCGTGACCGCGATTCAGAAAATGCCGGACCCCGCGAAGCAGGCGGAGGCGGCGTTTAAGCTGCTCGGGAAGTCCGGCACCGATCTACTGCCGGCGATCCGCGAAGGGTTCGGCGGCCTGGCGGCGAGCGCGAAGGTGATGTCCGACGAGACCGTGAAGCGGCTCGCGGACGCGCAGGACAAGCTCGACGAATTCAAGACCAACCTGACGATCTGGTCGGGCGAGCTCCTGGCCACGATGATGCGGGACGCGAGCGCCGCGCGGAGTGGGTGGAGCTACTTCTTCTCCGACCTGGCGGCCAGCATGAAGGGCGCCGGGAAGGGGTTCCTGGACGCCGGCATTCACGGCGCGGTGACCGCTGGCATCAAGGCGCACCAGGAATATCTCGACTCGCTGGCGAAGGTCCTGGCCGCCGAGAAGGCCGCCAAGGACGCGGCCGACAAGACCGCGGCCGCCAACAAGGGGAAGCGGACGGTGCTCGGCGGCGCCGGCGAATCGTCCGCCGAGGTGAAGGCCTATCAGCGCGCGGTGAAGGACCTGGCCGCGGAACTGTCCGGCAAAAAGATTGCGGAGGAAACACAGAAGCTGGCGGACGCGCTCGTGCTCGCCGGCGGCGCCGCGGCACTCTCGGCGCCGAAATACAAAGGCCTGATTCAGCAAATCGACGAGCTCGCGGCCGCGGGCGCGAAGCTCCCGCCGATCCTCGAGAAGCTCCGCACGGCGCCGCGGTTTATCACCGACTTTCCGAAGGGCCTCAAAGGGCTGGAGGACATCTCGAAGCTGTTCGAGATGCCGAAGTTCACGCAGTTCTCGGACCTGCAGCTGGTCGGCGAGGGCATCAAATTCACGCCGGAGTTTGCCGAGCTCCTGGAGCTCGCGAAGAACCCGAAGAACGAGGTCCTGTTCGAGATCGACTTCGGGTTTACCGACGAGCAGCGCTGGGCGAATTTCAATAAGTGGCTGGCCGACATCACGGCGCCACGCGAGAACCCGGTCAAGAAGGTATTCAGCGACATCGCGACCGAGTTCCCGGTGAAGCTCTCGCAGGCGCTGCTCCAGGGCGGCGGGCTCCGCGAAGCGTTCGCTTCGCTCGCGGCGGACCTGGGCGGCCGCATGGCGAAGGCGCTCATGGGCGACTCCGTGAAGGGGATCTTCACGAGCGGCATGGGCAAGCAGTGGCAGGCGCTGTTCGGGAACAAGGCCGGCGGCGCGGTCGCGGGCATGGCCGGCGCGATCGGATCGATGGGCATGTCGTCGTTGCTGCAGAACGGTGGCGGCCGCGGCATGGCCAGCAACATCGGCACCTACGCGGCCGCCGGCATGACGTTCGGACCCTGGGGCGCCGCGGTCGGCGCCGGCATCGGGGCGATCGTCGGGGCGTTCAAGGGCGCCGCGAACGAAACCAAAAAGGAGCGGGAGAAGTTCGCCAAGGAGCAGGGCTACGGCTCGCTCGGCGATCTGTATAAGGGCCTGCAGGGCATCGGCGCCGCCGGCGCGGCGCTCGCGCAGCAGGGCACGTCCGTCATCGGGAAGCACGACCAGGCCGCCAACAAGAAGTGGATGGAGGACGTGCTCGCGCTGCTCGGGAAGCAGAAGGACGAGCTCAAGGCGCTGAATCCCACGTGGGAGGAGCTCGTCGAGCTCGCCGGGCAATACGGCATCTCGCTCGACGCGATCGGGAAAACGACGCAGCAGGCGCAGCTGGGCAAGCAGGCGAACGACGCGGTGCTCGCGTTCAAGAAGTTCATGGCCGCCGGCGCGAGCATGCACGGGGTCCTGATCGGAATGCAGGACGAG